TATCGCGAGGCTGAGATGGCTGGCTACACCACCAAAGCTGAAATCATTGCCGAAAACGGTGGTGACATTGAGGAAATCTTCCAGCAGCGCCGCCGCGAACTAGACCTTGCTGATGAACTGGGTCTCACTTTTGATACCTCAACGGCAACACCAGATCCTCCACCAACTGTGGATAACGTTGATCCACAGCCTCCTGTTGCCCAATGAGCACTCAGAAACGAGAACTGAGCGCAGACATGAGTGCCCGCCAAGGGTTGCTTTACGACGCCTTGGAATCAATCACCGAAGAGCTTGGTGCATTTGATCAATCCATTGGCGCCAATGGGGCGCACTATGTAGATGGCGCAAACAACCCCTTTGCCGCTGAAGGGATGCAATGCGCAAACTGCGCCCTATACCAAGGGCCCCGCGCTTGCGAAGTGGTGCAAGGTGAAATTGATCCTTCAGGTATTTGTAAGCTATGGATAATCCCCGAGCGCTTGCTAACAATGACACAACCCGAGGCGCCTGCGCCTGCAGAGCGTCAGGAAGAAAAACAAAATCTGCGCCGCTACCAGCCCGTTCAATTTGAGCGTGCTGCTGATGACAAGGAAGGCAGGACTTTTACCTTCCCCTTCAGTTCTGAGTTTGGTGTTGCCAGGTCGTTTGGCAATGAAGTGCTCAGCCATGAAGCAGGCGCCGCCAATCTTGCTCGCCTCAGCGATGCAGCACCCCTTCTTTGGAACCATGACCCGAACAAGGTTGTTGGTGTCGTTGAACGTGCCTGGATTGATGAGCAAAGCAAGCGCGGTTATTCGACCGTGCGGTTCAGTCGGAATGCGTTCGCGCAAGAAATTCTGGCTGACGTGAAGGATGGCGTTCTACGGAATGTCTCCTTTGCGTATGAAATCAACGACATGCAACAGCGTGCCGACGATTTCGTGGCGACCAAATGGACGCCATACGAGGTGAGCATTGTGAGCATCCCAGCTGACCCCACGGTTGGTGTTGGGCGTGCTCTCGACTCTCAACTCGCGGCCAATGCCGCAACAAACCCCACACCCACTCCCGTGGTTCCAATGGAAAACACCCCTGATCTCTCAGTGGTGCGGGCTGAAGCGGCTGAGGCCGAGCGCACCCGTATCGCTGGCATTACTGCCCTTTGCGACAAACACAACATGACTGACCTTGCTGGCGAACTGGTTCGCGGCGGCAAAGGTATCGACGAGGCCCGCGCTGCTGTACTGGAGCGCATGGGTTCTGCTCAAAAGCCCGTCAATGACAAGGCTGCTGACATCGGTCTGACCGACGCCGAAACCCGTCGTTTCTCCTTTGTGCGTGCCATCAACGCACTGGCTCACCCCACTGACCGCCGCGCCCAAGAGGCTGCCCGCTTCGAGTTTGAAGTGAGCGATGCCGCTGCCAAGGCAATGGGCAAAGAGTCCCGTGGTCTGATGGTGCCTGCTGAGGTGCTGCGCCGCGACCTGAACGTTGGCACTGCATCTGCTGGCGGCAACGTTGTTGCTACCGATTTGCTGGCCGCCAACTTCATTGACCTGCTGCGTAACAAGGCTGTTGTGATGGGCCTCGGCACTCAGATGCTGACCGGCCTGCAAGGCAACATCGCCATCCCCCGCCAAACGGGTGGTGCTACTGGTTATTGGGTGGCTGAATCCGGTTCCCCCACCGAATCGCAGCAAGCCTTCGACCAGGTGACGATGAGCCCCAAGACCTTGGGTGCCTTCACCGACATCAGCCGCAAGCTCCTGCTGCAAAGCTCGATCGACATCGAAACCTTTGTCCGCAACGATCTGGCCACCGTGCTGGCGTTGGAAATTGACCGCGCCGCTATCCACGGCTCCGGTTCTTCTAACCAGCCCACCGGCATCCTTGCTACCTCTGGTATCGGTTCTGTGGCTGGTGGCACCAATGGTGCTGCTCCTACCTGGGCAAACATTGTTGCCCTGGAAACCGAAGTCGCTCAGGACAACGCCGATCTCGGCAGCCTGTCCTACCTGACCAACACCAAGGTTCGCGGCAAGCTGAAGTCCACTTACACCAACTCCACCTACGGTGAGATCCCGGTGTTTGGACAAGATGGCCGGATGAACGGCTACAACGCCGCAATCACCAATCAGGTGAGCAGCACCCTGACTAAGGGCACTTCTTCTGGTGTGTGCTCCGCCATCATCTTCGGCAACTTTGCTGACCTGATCGTGGGCATGTGGGGAAGCCTCGACCTCATGGTTGACCCCTACACCAGCAGCACCAGCGGCACCGTTCGCGTGGTTGCTCTGCAGGATCTCGACATCGCGGTTCGCCACCCCGAGTCGTTCGCTGCAATGCTCGACGCTCTGACTGCCTGATAACACTACGTTTAGGCAGGGGTAACACTCACGGGGGCGGTCTTCCGCCCCTTCTTCTTATGCAAGTTCTGATCCTTCGCGACACCATTGCCAGCGGTGCATTTGTAGAAGCCGGCAAGGTTTATGACCTCAGCGAGCGGGACGTTCGAGTTCTGACCCGTATGGGCAAGGCAACCACTGAATTGCCTGAAGTTAAGCCCGCCCGCAAGGCAAAGGCTGATGGCGCTATCTGAAGACCTATCGGCATTCCTCACTGACTTTGGGGTGAGCTGCACCTCAGGTGCCGTCACGGCATTGGGCATCCTTGATATGCCTGGCCAGCTGCTTGCTGATGGGATGGTGATTAGCACTGATTACCAACTCACCTGTAAGGCTTCAGACTTTGGCAACCTCAAATACAACGACAGCATTAGCGTTGATGGTGTGGCCTACACCGTCCGCGAGACGCGCTTGATTGACGATGGCCGCATGTGTGAAGTGTCGCTGATGAAGACATGACAAGCAAACGTGAGCACATCCTGAGCGCCATTACAACCGCCCTGGGCAGCACCACTGGGGTCAGCGGCAGGGTCTATCGCAGCAGGGTGGAAGCTTTTGCTAGGTCCGAATGCCCTGCCTTGGTGGTGGAACCCATCAACGATGAAGCATCCATTGACACCAGCCTGCCCACATACACCTGGCGGTTGACGGTAAGGGTTGCCGTGATCGTGCGAGGCAATATCCCTGATCAGTTGGCTGATCCAATCGTGTCAGACATGCACAGCCGCTTAACAGCTGATCTAACGCTTGGTGGTTATGCAATGGATATTCAGCCCATTAACGTGAGCTTTGAACTGGTAGAGAGCGATCAGCCCACTGGGGTTGTGATGTGCGACTACCGCGTTCTCTATCGGACCACCGTTTCTGATTTGTCGCTCTAAAACCATGGATACGATTGTGGATGAATACTGGGGTCAGGGTGGTTCATACCTACTCGACCCTAAAACCGGCAAGAGAAAGCTCATTGAGCGGACAGAGCCGGCCCAACCCTCCGACCCCAAACCTGAGGAATTGAGCGATGGCCTTGCTGGCGCGTAAGAGTTACATCCTCGCCAAGAGCGAGACCACCTACGGGACTTCTTCAAGCCCGGCAAACACTGACGCAGTGTTGGTGCGTAATCTTGAAATCACGCCTCTTGCGGGTGATGTGGTCAGCAGGGATCTGCTGCGCGGCTATCTCGGCAACTCTGAGCAGCTGATTGCAAAGACCTACGTTGAGATCAAGTTTGAGGTAGAGCTGGCTGGCTCTGGTACTGCAGGGACTGCGCCCAGGTATTCCCCGTTGCTTAAGGCCGCCGGTTTGGCAGAGACGACCGTTGCCGCAACCAGCGTCACCTACGCCCCGGTCAGCTCTTCTTTTAGCTCTGCCACCATCATCTTTAACAGTGATGGCCTCAACCATCTGGTGACTGGTTGCCGGGGTTCTTTCTCCATCAAATGCGAGGTTTCGCAGATCCCCACCATCAGCTTCACGATGACCGGGATTTACAACGCCCCCACGGACGTGTCGCCGGTCTCGGTTTCCTACACCAACCAGGCCACCCCACTGGTCTTCCGTCAAGGGAACACCTCGGCCTTCTCGCTGTTCTCCTATAGCGGCCTGCTGCAGTCGTTTGACTTTGACCTGGCCAATGCCACCGTCTACCGCCAGCTCGTCGGTAGCGCCACTGGTGAAGTGCTCATCACTGATCGTAAGCCCGCCGGGTCTTGTCAAATCGAAGCCCCCACGCTTGCTACGAAGGACTTCTTCGCGATCTCTTTAGGCAGCGAAACGGGTGGGCTCACCTTCCTGCATGGCACCACTGCCGGCAACAGGGTTACGTTCGATTCCCCGCAAACTGACATCACCACCCCGGCCTATGGGGAACAAGATGGCGTGCGGATGCTGAACCTGCCCTACGTGTCAGTGCCCACCACGGCTGGGAATGATGAGTTCAGTTTGGCGTTTACCTGATACGCTACGCCTACCTAGGCGCATCACATGGCGTTTGTTCTAAAGCAGTCCGACACCTATAGCTGGCCCGTCTCCTTTGATGTGCCAGCCGATGGCGGCAGGTTTGTTAAGCAGACCTTTGATGCTGAGTTCAAACGCCCAACCCAGGCACGCATTGTTGAGATCCAAGAGGCTGTGCTCAAACGGCTTCGCGCTGTTCAAAACGATGAAGAAACCGATGGGTTGATCACTGACCTAGAGATT